CGTGCAGATGCTCATCGACCCCAACAGTTCCCTGACCAAAAACCTTTCCATGAGCATGGCTCGCGCGCTTGACGATATCATCATCACTGCCGCCACCGCCGACGCTCTGGACGGTGATGGTGCGACCAATGCCTTCCCGGCAGGTCAGACCATCGGTGACGGTTCTACCGTTATCACCCTCGACAACATCCTCGCTGTTCAGGAACTTTTTGAGCAGAATGATGTTGAGCCGGACATCCCGAAGTGCGCGGTGATCGGGCCTACGCAGAAGCGCAAGCTGATGCAGTTGATGGAAGTCACCTCCGGTGATTTCCAGAATATGAAGGCTCTGGCCACCGGGTATCTGCCCAACTGGATGGGCTTCACGTGGATCGTTTCCAACCGCCTGCTGGCCCCCGACACCGGGGAGTTGTCCTGCCTGTTCTTCACCCCGTATGCCATCGGTATGCAGGTGAATCGGGACATCACTGCCAAGGTTGCCGAACGTCCTGACCTGTCTTTCGCATGGCAGTTCTATACGTTCATGACAATGGGCGCCGTCCGTGTTGAGGACGAGCACATCGTTGAACTGCACATCAAAGACGCTATGTCATAGCGAGTAGTGAAGGGGTGTAATATTACACCCCTTCAACTCCTAACGGGAGGCTTAAAATGCCGAGACAAGAATCTGAATCAAATGTGTTAATCAGGACTGATCCAAGTCAGCGTTCGGAGCTTACCCATTCCGATGCCGGAACAGAAGTTGGTGTTGGAACGAAGATTGATGGCAAGCTCTTGAATGATGTCGCGTCACTTAAAGTCCTCCCCGCTACTTGGGAGGCCGCTGAGACGGACACCCAACAGCTCACGGCTGACGCAGTTGATGCAAATGCCGTGGATGTTGATGTTATCAACATGGTTACATGGGCATCGGATGACACTGATGTCGCAACCGTGGATGAGTTTGGTGTGATTACGGCTGTCGGAATTGGTACTTGTACTATAACCGGCACACTGTCCAATGTTGCACTCGGAACCCACACCGATACGGTTGATGTAACTGTAACCTACGACCATCTTGAAGTTCTTGCCGCCACCTTCGAAGGTGTGGCCACAGATACACAGCAGGAAACTGCTGAGATCGTGGACGCCAACGACGTTAAAACTGACGTCATCGCCACCGCAACGTGGTCATCTGATGATGAAGGTGTGGCTACCGTCACTTCACCGGGTGGTTTGATCACCCTCGTAGCTGAGGGAACGTGTACCATCACTGGCTCGTATGACGAAGAGAGCTTAGGCCCTTGGACTGATACTTGTGCCGTAACTGTAAATGCCGCATAACGTACAAAAGGAGAGCGACAAATGCGTAAACCCGGAGCAAACAAAAGAGATCAGAGAGAGATTCGCCGGATGGCTTTAGAAGGTCATTCAGTTGAAAACATTTCCCGAATCACAGGGGTCAAGATGAAGAACGTGGAAAACTTCCTCCCCACACAGGATGAAGTAAACCGCATGAGCGCCCCAACCGTACAGGGTGGCCCGGCAAAACCCACTCTTCGGCCCCTCGGAACACCCGCCGAAGTTAAGGCGGGCGGCGGTGGCGCGGAAAAAGGTGCACCCCCAGTGAATCTGACGGACGCCGATAAGGGAATCGAAGTGGCGGAAACCTCTGACTAAACCTTGAAGGGGCGTAACCTTACGCCCCTTCATCAACACCTTCTTGGAGAGAATCATGGCAATAGATACAGATCTTAAAATTTGCGCACTAGCGATGAGTTGGCTAGGTTCAGATGCACCTACCGATCTTGAGACCCCGGTATCTACACCGGACATCGTATGTGCGGCCAACTATGAAGCAAGTCGTGATGCTGTCCTAGAAGATGGTGAGTTCTCGTTCGCAATCGGAAGAGACAAACTAGATTCGCCCACAGAGGTCGAAGGTGAGCCGAACAAGTTTGATCTTGGCGATGCTTCAGCTACCATACTCCGACTGCTTCAAGTCGGAGCGAAGTACGATTTCACCGATAACACCCAGTGGGTTAAGGAGGGAAACTTTGTGAGAGTAGAACTGGATGAAGTATACATCCGGTATATCGCTCAGATCACGGACGTTACCCTTATGACCCCGAGCGTCATTCAAGCGATAGCGGCACATATCGCCGCCGTAACTGCGGTGACGATGACAAACTCCGCAAAGGTCGAAGAGCGAAGATGGGCGATCTATGGTACGAAACTGGCGACCGCGATGGCCAACGATGGTAGGGTAGGCAAAAGCAGACAGCTCACATCAGATGCTCTTATCAACGCACGATACTCAGCAGGTGGTAGTGGCTACATGGGGCCATACGTATAAGGTCGTAACGTTACTATCTTAGGAGAAATCATGACTTTAGTAGACTGTAAATACGCTGATCTCACAGCACTAGGATTCTCAGGATCTAACAGTGATATGATATATGATTGGTTACTTTCAAACCTCGGTCTTTCCGGAGCACAAGGGATGAAAGGAGATCTATGGCACCAGTACTGGGATTCTATGGGGATTCCTGAAGGAGCTTATGGAGACCGCGCATATAAGTGGTTAATTACCATGTATCCTACGTATGATCCTTCCCAAATAAACGATCTCTGGTATAAGTTCTGGTGTGAAGCAATAGCTTCAGGAGGTACCCTACCTTGGTTTGGTGGGTTGGGTGGTAGATGGCCACTGATTCCTTCTTCTGTTAACGAAACCCCCACACCGGATGATGCGCTTGATGTCTCTGGTAATGCTAATCACGCCGAGATCCTTGGCGGGGCGGATATTCGGAATCACGGGGTGAAACTGAACGGCACTGATCAGTATATAAATTACGGGGATGTATCAATCCTCTCATTTGGGGACGGTGTGACCGATAACCCCTTTTCTATTCGTGTTAATTTTAAGAGTGCTGATTATAATGCGGGGTACTATTCCCTACTTTCTAAGGGGGTGTATGGGGGTACTGGGGAGTACAACATATTCACAGGAGCAAAAACAGTTTGGTGTTGGTTATCAGATAGTGTCAACGGTGGAACGATAGGCCGGTACAGTGCGGCGCTTCCACTAACTTCTCTGAATGGGCAGACAATCGAGTTGGTCTTAACATACGATGGTTCAGGACTTGAGGCAGGGATAAAATTATATCTGGATGGTGTGCGGGTGGATGATACGTCAAATAGCGCGGGTACGTATGTCGCTATGACGGCAGGTACAGCCGACATACTTATCGGGAAACATGACACTGCGTACTGTGATGGTAACGTAGCTGATGTTCAAGTGTTTGACAGTGAATTGACAGCCGACCAGATAACGGGTGTAACGTTACTACCTTCCCCTATATTCGATACTCCTTTAAACCACAGGTATCAGTTCAATGACATCAGCGGCAACAATAACCACGGCACCCCGATTGGTGATCCGCAGATCATCGGTGAGGCGGCTTACTTTGATGGCACTGATGACTATCTGGATGCTGGTGATCGACCGAGTCTCAGAATCACTGACGCTCTTACAATATGTATCTGGGGGAGAGCAGACGCAGATAATAAGATAATGTTATCCAAGTTAAACGGTGCAGGGAAAAGGAATTACTACGCAGATATATCTTCACAGAGTCTACAGCTAGCTGTATCGGGGGACGGCACAGTAGTAAAACTAGTAGCGACAGTAACTACTGTTGAGCTTGGGGAACTGTATTTTAGTGTGGGGACATTCGAACCTAATGTCATAAAGGCGTTCTTGAACGGTTTGTATGAGGCTGAAAACACCACAGACATCCCCGCTACAATTGATGAATCTGACGCCCCACTCCTTATAGGTGATGGGGTATACACAGGTGCCCATGGATTTTTTGAGGGTTATCTCAATGACGCTAGAGTCTATAATAAGGCCCTCACCGCTGATGAAATCAAGGCTCTCTATGCTCAAGGCCCACAGTCGCTTGATCCGGATGTATTGCAATCTTGGGTACAGGCGCACTGGCCCTTAACAACAGAGAAACTGGGACCGGAACTTGTTACTGGTGAGTGGGACATAGGTTCTTTTACTTCTTTGGAATCTGATGAGGGCAGAATTATACGGGCTGTAGCTAGTGGGGCATCAAATCAAAGTATGACTACACGTATTGGTGAATCGATCTCAGGCATGAGATTGAAGATAGTGTTTACTATTTCTGGTATCATGGAGAATCTCAGAGTGAAGGTCGCGGCGGCACAAAGTTTAAATTCGGCGATGTATACCTCCGATTTAATCACAGAGGGGACACATACACTCTATGTTGATTTGACAGACCCTATTAGTTACCTTGGTTTTCGATCGGCATCAGCCGCCGCAGATTTTTCAACCAACATAGTATCTTGTAGACAGGTTCTCACGCCTGAGTCTGTCGCCGATAATGATGGTGAGGTATACGGGGCAACTTTCTCCTCTGACGGGGCAGAGTTTGATGGCGTAGACGACTATATCCTTGTCCCCGACGCCACAGAGATGCAGGACATTTTTGATAATGGGGGTAGTATAGAAGTTATTCTCGACTTAGCTTCTATGGGTCAGTCGAGTTCAGGGAGGATAGTTGACAAGGGCGGCGCTGTTGGGTGGACAATCCATGTTCAGGGCACGAAAGTTATAAGATTCGCCCAACGTGCGGCCACATCAGCGGGGCTATTTGATACCCCAAATAACTCATTCGTTTATGGTACTCCCATACACCTGGTCATCACGTATGACAACCAAGAAACAACAAATATCGCTTCCACGTATATTGATGGGATTCCAGTAACTGTGACAACAGTGGCTCCTGTAGGGGCAAGACTTAGCGATGTTGGAGAAGATCTGATTATTGGAAATAACGCGGCTCTAGACCACACTACAGAAGGAGCGATCAAAGGTCTGAAATTCTACAACAGAATTCTTCCTCCTTGGGAAGTAATGAATAAATACCTTCAGTCAGGGGTGTAATGTTACGAGCCTTCATCATACTGTTTCTTTTAACTGGGTGCACAGGTGTCCAGTACAAACCAAAATGTTGGGAGATAGCAGTATACTCTGCACTGGGAGCGAGATACGAACTTGGACTAGATAAGAAGCAGATCCGAGTTATGTCAGGATATAAAGAGTGGTCAGAAGCAAGACACGCTTGGGCCGAAATTTACGTGGACGGCAGATGGGTCAGAGTGGCAGGAAGTGACTGGGTTACGGAAGGTTCTCCTTGGCAGTACAGTTGGATACCTGATAAACTTTACACCTATGACGAAGCTCTTGAGAGATCTAAACACTTATCGCCACGAACCAAAAATGGAGAGTAACATATGCTACCACCGGGCGCGGAATCGGCTTTATCAGCAATCGTAGTGGGGTTATTTATGTTCTGGTCAAAACAGAAATTCGTTACTAAAGAAGACTGTGAGAAAGATCAAGACCAATGCTCAACTCATGTGTGCACTAAGATAGATGACCTTAAAGTTTCTGTCAAGGCGGACAATAGAGTTTTATTTAAACATATGGACAAAAACAACGTATTCATGGGCAGGGTTCTACAGTTCATGAAGGAGAGAGAAAATGGAAATTGATATTGGGCAGTTAAAATTCATTGATAAAAACTTACGGGTAATGGTAGTCGAGCTTGAAAAGGAACTCGGCATAGTTGGTATCGTTACGAGCCTTCTGCGCTTGACAGGTAAAGGCGTACATACAGTTCTGCCTTTGCGTGGAGTAGACTGGCGGTGCCGATATAAGCCTCTCGGAAATTTGATTGTCGAGTTTATCAACGCCCGTTGGCAGTATGACCCCGAAAGACCAGAGATGGTTTGCTGTATGTGTCATGATGTGGGTAAAGGTTTACATCTGCATTTCCAGACCCACCCAAATACAGTTAGGAGATAGGATGTCTTTTCTTCAGCCGGATAATGAGTTAAGCATAAACACAGCGTTTATAAAACGTCTTCACCTTGAGGGTGATCCCGATATCACGAATATGGCTGTGGATGGGAGTGTAACTCCACAGCGGTTTATTGTGGAAGCACTTGATAACCAGATACTCCATATGCTCTCTATCAATATCACGGTTGAAGATAACGGGGATTTTGATCCCAGTTGTTGGGGTAGAGATGTGGTGATGATTAATGGTTTACGACTACTTCTTCGGGTTAATGGTGTAGAGTACCAACCTATGAACTTAGAGATCAAAACAACTGCTGAACTTTACGCTATTAGTCATGAGTACATATATCTGAATAACGCGCCCGCATATAATCGGATGCTTAAAGCAACATGGAAAACCACAGAGAATCTCAGTATGATACGGTTATTCCCTGAGAACGGTACTCCACCTGACGCTTTCATAGTTGTCGTTGAAGACGACTTAACAGCTATATTCAGGCAACATGTTTATATAGAGGGTCACTATGACCCAGAAAGATTTCCACTAACCTAAGGAGGGCAACATGGACGGTAAAAAACGAACAATTATCAAACAGGGTTTCGGCATGGGTTTCGGATTTTTCAAGAAGTTCCTTCCGCCGGGGCTTCCGTTGGTCGCAGATCTTCTGCTCGCGGCCGCCGAAGAACTCGTCGATGACGACGATAATGACTTGACTGCTGAGTCGGTTGAGGTTCTTCACGCGGTGAAGGATAAGCTGATTGAGAATGTTTTAAGCGGTAAGCTGTAGATGAAAGGGTTAGTACCCATAATCTATGCGATAACGGTATGGTTATGGGTACTAACAATGATCGTAGTGTGGCATTTAAGTTCGTAACGTTACACCCCTTGAGGAGAGACTGATGGCTAAGACATACCCAATGCAGGCTAGCTTCGCGGTAGGAGTAATTACAGGAAGATCAATAGCCCGATTAGATACAGAAATGCATAATCAGGCTGTCGCTGTTCTTGATAATATGCTTCCGACTTCACAGGGACCTGCTATTAGAAGGGGAGGGATGGAGACTGTAGCGGACTTTGTTCACGCTGGAAAACCTATTAAGTTATTTGAGTTTGAGGTCAACGCCTTTCATACTTATAGTGTAATTATAAGTGGTGGAAGTCAAGCGGCGTATAGAACTTGTAATATAGCTAACCCAACAGGAACAATATACGATGTTTCGGCAGATCTGTGTGGGGCGGATCGAGCCTTCTCTGACGGATCAGGAAGTACATGGCAGACTTTCATAACCGCTTTGTCCACGGGAGCGGTTGATTTTCAAACAGGTGCTTGTACTATTCGTTGTGGGGATACAGCAGGAGACATTGCGTTTTTATCGGGTGGGTTCTCGGGTCTCACACCAGGGTATCGATATCTTGTTAATGTTGTTTTTGATGAGGAGTTTGAAGAGGTTCCAGTAGATATACTCTACGGATCTACGGCGGGGGATGACGATCTTGGTTCCAAACTCGGGTACAAAGGTTTGGCTTTCTATGACTCGCTAGGTATTACTGTACCTGCTGGCGGCGAGATATACATAACGTTTCAAGTTGATGATCCTGAAATAGTCAAAAGAGTTACATATGTAAGTCTTGTATACGCATCACTGGCATGGAATAATGCTGTTAAATTTACTAGCCCCTCTGGGTGGGCAACGTTTGACGCCATCGAAACTCTGCAAGCTGAAATTGCCCCCGGAACCTATGATATGTATTTTGCATCTTTATATGAAGACCCACAGAAACTAAACTACAATCCTGCTACGGAGGCATGGACGTTTTCACAGCCGGGATTCACTAATAATCCTTGGAGTGCCGGAGACTATCCCGGCACAATAACCTTCTTCGAATCTCGGTCTTTCTGGGGAGGGTCAAACGATAACCCAGAAACTATCTGGGCGAGTAAGACTAATGCTGTTGAGGATATGACAACTGGATCACTCGCGGCAGACGCTCTACTGTTGACGATCAACAAGAAGGGTAAAATTAGATGGATGATTGGGGCTAAAAACCTTGTGGTAGGTACGTCGAAAGGTGAACATATTATTACTTCTGAATCGGGTCTGACACCTTCAGACGCACAGATTGATCAACAATCAACAAATGGCAGTACGAGGATACAGGCGATCCAAGTAGGTAATCAGATTGTGTATGTATCCCATGATGCTCGTAAAATCCGAGCTATGAAATACGAGTGGACTGAGGACGGATGGGCCACTAAAGACTTAAGTTATTTTACGCTTAATCTTACCGAAGCAAGAATTAAAGGAATAGCTTTCTCTCAGAATCCTGATAACATAATCACGTGTGCACTTTCAGATGGTAATGCAATAAGCTGTGTTTTTGATCAAGAAAATGAACTGTACGGGTGGTCTACTTTTGACGCTGATGTTGATGTGCTTAGTGTCATGAACTATGAAATGAGAGGTGGCTCCCATTTAATGATCTTAACTGATACCGGGGTGGAGCTAATCCGACGAAAGTATTATGTAGACCATGTAGTGAGGCGGGTCGGTATAGCACTCCTCAGCCAGATGAGCTATCACACGGAATATATAGGAGAGGATGTTGCGTTAGTTGTTGATGGGGAGTACGTGGGGGACGTTGAAGTTGAAGCAGGAGGGAATGTACCCTTCCCAGATGGAGTTACAGGGTACGACAGTCATGCCGGACTCCCCTACATAAGTAAGCTAGTAACGTTACCCCTCTCTGGTGCTAAAGCTTCAGGCGGACTAGGAATAGCAGGATCAAAAAGAACCAGTAAACTTTGGGCTAGAGTTATAGCCAAAGAATTACCAACGATAAACGGTAAAATCCCGAACGAGAGGTTCCTCGATGATCCGATGGTTTTAACAGGTGAAAGCTATGCTCGGGATATAGCTATACAGGATCTCGGATTTAGTCAGTACGCTCAAATTGAAATCAGCACAGATGGCCCATTTAAAATGGACGTTTGTGGTATCTTCTCAGAAGCTTCACAGGATGTAATGGAATGATAACTTGTAAACCAATACACGAAGATGACTTTGATAATTTTGCCGTACCCGACTACGGGTACTCTTATCAGCGTCCCGACATAACTCTAGGTGACACACTCGCTTTTCGAAGGGGTGTAACGATACTATCCTTGATAGGTATTGTTCCAATGTGGAAAGGGGTCGGCCAACTATGGATGATGTTATCGGCTGATGTGGTTAGAGCACCTAAAGAACTCATCAAGAAACAGCGGGTCGAACTACTAAAAATGGTCGTCAAAAGAAAGTACCACAGAGTTCAATCAATCGTACCCAAAGAGGATAAGTTTATCAAGTGGGCAGAGATCCACGGTTTCATGCACGAATCGAATATGCTTCAAGCGGGAACCGATGGAGCAGATATGAGTATGATGGCTTTTTATCTACCATTACAAGGAGAATAATCATGGGCCCTTTAGCACCCGCATTACCCTATATCATGGCCGCTACTGCGGTAGCCGGAACAGGAATGGCTTACGAGTCAAATCGACAGCAGAAGTCTATAGCGGACGACGCCACCGCCGCTTCCCAGAGGGCAACGTCCGCGAATATAGCTAACATAAAAGCTGAAGGCGCGGAAACAAAACGCCGTCAAATCGCCGAGAATACAAGGCTTGAGAGTATAGCTGAAGCCAAGATCGGAAGAACAGGATTTAAACAAACGGGTTCACTGGAAACCTTCTTGTCCTCGATCAAAGAAATAGGCATGAAAGAACTCGACTGGCTCACCAAATCTACCAAGAGTCAAGCGGATCTCGCCAGTAAAGGCGGAGCTTTTCAGAGCATCACACAGATGGCTAAGTCCCGATCCGCAGGAGCAGATATGACTAGTTCTCTGGTCAAGGGAGTCGGTAGTCTCTCCAACTGGTGGGACAAGTATGGCACTCAGGTAAGTTCTGATTTCGGAAGCGCGTAACGTTACACCCCTTGAGAGGTTAATATGAAATTACCGGGAAGATCACACCGAACACCAGTACAGTCCCTAGGTAGAGAAGACGTCTCAGCACCCGGCAGAGCCGCGAGCGCGATGATGGCCGCAAAAGGGGCGGAGGCAGAAGTCTTTACAGACCTCATGGACGTGGTAGGTATGTCTGCTGAGCAAGCCTATGACCGGATTAAGGCCGAAGATCAGATGGAGTTTGTCACTGGTCAAGAGGCTTTCAGAGCTGATCTAGCGGCTGAAGCAGGACAGAAACCCTACTATCAAGCAGAAGAGATTGGTGATGATCTCGGTATCCCGGTAGAGGAGACATTCATCAATGCTCATGGGGAACAGGAAACAATTGTACGTGAACGTATCCCGTCCTATGAAGTGTACCCTGAGCTGTTTAAGTCGAGAGCAACTAAGGCGGCTAATGCCAGAGCCTCCGAGATCATGGATGTTAAACTTCGTGAACAACTCCTTGCTAAAGAGATCATCGATATCGACGATACCTATGCCAAGCTGAAGGTGGCAGGGAATAAAGCCGCAACTGCTGAGAGGATTAAACTTCAGCAGGCAAATCTTGAGAACAATGTTACTCTGGGGCAGTATGATGTTGCTCTCAAGATAAACGAGATGGCCAACTTCAGTGACGCTCAGAAGAAACTCAACCGTGATAACATCCACCAGACCAAGGAAGTGGATACCTATGAGCAGGTGTTAGCCGAAGACAACGTTGAAGCCATGCAACAGATCCTCGACAACACTTTGGTTAAAGAGCAGGATGAGTATGTCGAGAAAGGTGGCAAGCTTGATGCTAATAACCGGGAAAACTATGCAAGGAGATTCCGCTCTCGTATTGAAGCTTTTAAGAAATCGCAAGAAGACGGGTTGAAAGACCAAACCATACTGGATAACTTTAACGCTCAAACTTTACGAGATCAGTTACTTGACGGTAACTCTGTTCCTGTCCCGGTCATAAACGGGATTCTCGCTAACCCATTAGTAAGTACAAAGAATAAAGTAATGGTGCAAGAGGCGGCTATAGCCCAACCAGTAATCCAAAGCGTATATTCTGTTAGATCAGCTGATCTAGCTACAATAGACGTGCGGAGAGGGAAGACTAAATTTACTGATATGAGAATCGCTAAAGCTGTGGATGCTCACATACAAGCAAGAGATGAAATGATGGCCAAAAGCCCACTTCTCGTTGCTAAGAAATCCGCCAATAAGAATTTCCAACTAAATAAACTGGATTTCAATAAGTTTGGTGAGTCTATCATGGAAAGAGTCCCGATCGTCAACGAGATAACTGCCCACTACCGCGCTTTTAAAGGGTTTATGTACCCTGAAGAAGCTCAAGATATGGTATCTTTTATACACAGTCAACCGTTAGACAGACAGTGGGGTCTTATTGTAGAACTGTCTAAGATACCCTCTGAAGTACAGACTCAAGTATACGAACAACTGAAGATGACTAAGGACGCCCCTCTGTTCTCTATGGCGGGACGTATGATGGCGGAAGGTAAAGCCCAGTTAGCTTCAGATATTATGTATGGTATGCAACACGCCGACAAAATGAAGATCCGACCAAAGGATTCAGAGTTAAACTTCTATATAGAACAATCTATGCCTCTCGCTTTCAAAAACAACGCCACAGAATATAACGCTAAAAATGAGGCCACAAAAGCAATATACCTTGCCACGATGTCCCGACTCGGCAAAAGAGATGAAGTGGTTGATGCTGAAGTGGTGCAGACCATAGTTGATAAACTCAATGGCGGTCCGATTTTTACTGTTGGGTCGAGTAACATAGCTCCACCTATCGATGGTATGACAGGTAGAGACTTCAGAAGTTGGTTAGGTAATCTTGATCCTGAATACTTGAACAGCTTTAATGGTGGGCCAGAGGGCTTCACCAACAAACAGGTTCTTAAGATGGTTGGAAATGGAGAACTCCAATTGGTTCAACTTAGCAGAACCCAGTTCGCCATTCAATCCCCTCAAGCAGAGTATGGAGAGGGATACTCAACCTATGTAACCAATAAACAAGGATCAACATTTGTCTTTGAGTATGATCCTGCGGCCGCAGTTATAAAGAAACCTGCTCCACCAGAACCCACTATCGCTGAAAAGACAAGACTTTATCCGCAAACCCAGTATGGTTTCTAACTAAGGGGAGTAACGTTACGTGCCTTCATTATATCCGCCACAGATACCGATAAACATATCCACGATGTCTAGGTTTAAACCTGCGCGAGCAGATAAAATGCCTGCCAAGTTCTCAGAGGCGTTTACGGGTGGGTTTGGTTCAACGGGAATCGGTGGTGGGTTCATGCTGTTCGATCTCATACACAACAGTGAACTTGATAAACGTAATAAAAAGATATATGATGCCCAATGGCAGGGCTTAATCCCCAGAGACATAACTGGGGCCGCTTTTCCATCATATTCTGTGTGGAATAAAACTCCATATTATGACAAGATGACTGAGTTATTGAGAGCGAGGGGAGTGGAAGGTTTTGAGGATCTTAAAACCTCACATGAAATAGACGAAATGATGCGGCCCAGTATCAAATTGATGCGAGAAGATTTTAAAGACATCCAGTCCCGGTCCGCAACAAAGACTGCTAAGGCCGGAGAATTGGTCGGCAGTATGTTCGCGTATGTTTCAGACCCACCCACTTTAGCGGCGGGAATGTTAAGTGGGGGATTAGGAGCCGCCGCTAGGGGAGCGTCATACCTGCACCGGGCGGCGGTACTATCAGCGTATATGGGAGCAACAGAAGGAGCTATAGAATTAGCTCGTCAACCCGCGGTAGCAGACTGGCGACTCCGCATGGAAGAAGACTACAACGTTGAAGATCAGATAGCAACCATTGCTATGGCGGCAGGTGGTGGGGCGGCCTTCGGTCCTCTAGCCGCTGTTAAATGGGGAAGTGTCCTGCGGAAATTCTTGAAACGCACCCCACATGATGGAACTAATACAGGTAAAACCGCTGTTGAAAACGTCCGACGAAACATCATGGAGAATGAGCAAGCCCTGTCTGAGAACGTTCCGAATACCACTCATGCTCAAATGATACGTGACGCGAAGAACGCCATTGATGAACCCATATATAACAAGACTAACTCTCTTGAGAAATCAAATGAGGTAGCTCAGACTGAGGCCCAACAGCAGATAAGAAAGTTTCAAGAGTCATTCAGATATGGTGAAGCGACTACCCTACCACCACCTAGACCTCCGGTTCGTGAGGGAGAAGTCATACCTCCCGGCAGAACTCAGCAACAGCAGATGGCGGTAAAGACTCCTGAAGAAAGACAGAAGATGGCTCGGTTCGGAGAGAAGCCTCTCGAATCGCCTAAGCTCAAGGGTCGTGACGTTACACCCGATGAAGGGGTTGAAGCTAAGGGCGACATCAGTGAACAGGAACTGAACGAAGCTTATCAGACGGTCATCGCTGACGAACCTGATATGCCCGCAGGTGTACTGGACGATGGTACAGAGATAAACTATAAAGACATTGTTGCACAAGATGAGAGCGATCGCAACCTCCTCACCAGACTCAAGGAGTGTTTATTCTAATGGCTATTCGATGCTTAGATAATGACTTCACAGACGATGAACTCAAACGTCTAACTCAGATTCTTGAGGTGGATGTTACTGCTAACCCCGCCACATTACGGGAGGCCATCGACGCAGGGCTACAGAATAAAGCCAGAAGGGTGATACAGAATAAACTTCAGGTTGTAAAGAATAAACTCAACGCTGACCTCATTGATGGTAGTAAAGCTAAACCTGAGAGTGCTCTGGAAATGATGTTATCTGTGACAGGGCATACGGGTGATGAAGCTTTAGGTATCATCCCTATGGAGAATCGTATTAAGGTCGTCAGTATGGAAGCTCACAAGATGGCCTCCTCAGCTTTTGAGAACTACAGACCTAAGATGTTGGGTCTTCTCCGTAGTACCAAAGGCCAGAAGAACATCATCCGTGAGTTGTATGGTGTGAATACGGGGGATGGTGATGCGGCTAAGATTGCGGGTGATCTCCGTGAGATGTTCGAAATGCTACGGGTTCGAGCTAACAGAGCAGGAGCAGGAATTGATAAGCTCGAATCGTGGGCGTTACCTCAGTCTCATGACGTATCTCGAATCAGCAAAGCAGGATTCGAGAAATGGTTCAACGATACTTCTAAACTGATTGACCGGAAAAATACATTCAACAAAATGAGTGAGGAAAAGTTCCGTAACGTCATGCAAGGAATATGGAAATCGCTTGCCTCTGATGGAACGATAAAGATTAAACTCACAGGTCAGCATAAGTTTCTCCGTAAGGTTGGCAATAGACACCAAGAACATCGGCTACTTCATTTCGCTGACGGCGATAAGTGGATTGAGTATAATAGGCTGTACGGTAAATCCGATGAACTGTTGGAGGTTGTAGAAGGGTACATCAACATGATGTCCCGAGACATTGGAGCGATGGAGGCTCTTGGCCCTGACCCTGATGGAGCCATGAGGACACTACGTGCTCATGTTAAAAAGCGAACTATGAACAGGGGAGCAGGAAATCTTGCTCAGAATATATACGATGATCTGATGATGGGTGATGATATTGTTAATACCTCCCTTGCCAGAATCGGTCAAGGGCTTAGAACCGCACAGAATGTCAAGCTACATTCAGCGGTATTGTCTGCTATATCTGACCCTGTATTCATGGCTATCACTAATGCGTACTCCGGTCTACCTATTATGAAACCCATGATGCGTATGCTAAAGAATGTTGTGGGTGGTACTAAGATGGATAGACAGATAGCAATTAACTTCATATCCAATGCCGATCTTATCGTGAATAGAGCATCCTCCCGGTACAGGTATGGTGAGCTTTCCGGTTTCGGAATGTGGACTAAAGCTGTTGATGCGGGACTCAGAGCCACCGGTCTTAACCACTGGACATACTCAGCCAAGCACGCATTTGGATTGGAGTTCATGAGTTTTGTCGGGACAAACGCCAGTAAACCCATGAAAGAATTACCTAAACGTTTACAGAAAACCTTTAAACGGTATGGTATAAATGAAGCTGACTGGGATCAGTTCAAAGGGGCAGTTGTCAAAAGAGAAGGAGCCGTGTACGTTGACCCTTCCGCATTACCGGATCAGGAACTGCGTATTAAGTTGGCGGGGATGATAGACGCAGAGAGTTCATTCGCTGTACCTGAGTCAACGGCTAGAGTCAGAGCCATGTTAGTAGGTAAGAAGACAGCCAAGGGAACCTTCTGGGGTGAGACTAAAAGAACAGCTCTCGTTTTTAAAACTTTCCCTGTAACCATTATGGCGTTGCATCTGTCTAGAGCCTTGAGATCACGCAGTAACCTGACAAAGACAGCTTATCTAGCGTCTTTGTTGGGTGGGACCTACGCTATTGGTTTGCTGTCAAGTCAAGCCGTCGAGTTGGTAAATGGTAGGGAACGTATGGACTGGAAATCTCCTGCCCTACACTTAGCGGCGCTGAAAAGAACAGCCGGACTAGACTTCTTTGGTGAGTTGGTCATGCCACATACAGGCAAGTTCGATGTTCCGGGATTCATAGCGGGGCCAGTCGGGGCCGATGTGAATAAGCTTGGCACTCTTGTAATGGGGGGATCAAAGGAACTTCTAACAGATAATAAGTCTATTCATGAAGCGTACGGTCCGAAGTTCTCAAGACTGTTGAAAGGCTACGAAGGGATAACGACCCCGTGGTATGCTAAACTTGCTATGCAACGTGCTCTATGGGATAATGTGGATAGATTGTTAGATCCACAGTGGGATAGAAAGCAGATGAACATGATTAAACGCCACAGGAGAGAAGGTAAGGAAGACTACTGGTGGTCGCCTCACTCTCCTGCCACACGTTGGTAACTACAAGGAGGAGGGATCAGTGGGACAACCAACCAGATATGTAATCATGAAGGATGCAGGTGGCCGTTCCGTAACCAAGAAACAAAAGGATGCGGCTGACCGTCATAAGAAGAAGACAAAGAAGAAGAAAAAGCAGGCACCCAAGTCGAAGCCCAAGGCTAAGAAAAAGAAAGCCGAGGCTCCGAAGTGGATGTCTAAAGTCCAACAGCTTCAGAAGATTCTTCAGGTGATAGACTCTCAGTAGGTGGGTAACATTACACACCTTCGATGACCTCAATCTCTGACATCATAGTTTCCGGGTTGCGTGATAACTGAATCTTAGCGACGATGTTACCATCAACCCGGATTTGCTGTTCGTAGTAAACGGGCGGGTAAAAATAGAGGGAGTCAACGAGTTCCACCCGAGCCAGAATCTCATCCTCAGGTATGAACTTAGCATACTTGGTAATCAACTCCTCAACTGTTGCCGCCGCCTCTGCCAAAACCTTCTCGTCATTCTTCTCGATCCTCAACCGCTGAAGATCAAGTGTGTTAGCTTTACTCACGACGCTCCTTTCGGGCTTGTTTCGCTAGCCCAACAAAGTTATGCAGTGCAGAGTACCCGTCCATAGCTTGTCCTTGGTTCGCATAAGTGGTACTTCTGCCCTCATAAACATCTAGAATCTCAATCAACTTATCAACTACCTCTTGGTCACTCATAGGTATCTCCTCCTCATAGCATCGAGTAAGTCTTGTTGGGTTCTACCCTTTTGTTTAATGACGTTAAACATATCTTCATCAACAGAGCCACGGATGATCGGAATGTGAACTACCACCTGATACTTTTGACCCTGCCGATTTAGCCTACCATTCAACTGATCGAACAACTCCAAGCTCCACGTCATAGCGTGCCACCAGAACTCATGACCTCCGTCCTGCATATTAACCGAGTGACTTAATGACTGGGGGTGGACTAGAAGATTAGGTATCATCTTCTTATTCCACTGACGGATGTACATCGCTGAAGTCTGAGCGTTCTTCGTCATGCCAGTGATCGAAGGCATATCACCCAAGGATTGCTTTAGTGTCAATTCTTCAAAACGGAACGCTGTGACTATGATAAGGGGCTTACCCTGCCTGTATTCAAGGATTTCCTTTAGGTAGGTTTCTTTTATGTTGTGGATGACCTTGAATGGGCGGACGCCGTTGCGAAGGGGTGTAACGTTACCATCCTCTGAGTCCAAGTACATCGCGCCCTGCATAAACTGTCTCAGCTTCTGTCGTGCTACCGCCGTGGTGGATGCAGTTATGGTTTGGTTGCCTGCAAACTCAAGTCCAAAGTCCCTATCGAATTGGTCATGCATTTTTTGGAGTCTTGGGGGCAGGTCAATATAGATGGGATTATACTTGATCGCCTGTGAATAGCCGAACTCTTTCTCATCAATACGGAAGGTAATAGGTTTAATAGCTGAGTATATCTGGCTACTTGCGCCCGGCTTGATTGTAGTTTTATATGCAGGAGCAGGGATATAATCAAAGAATCTGTCTCTGAATTTATTATATGAATAGCCAAGACTTTTACCTCCATCTAAGATTCTGTATTGGGGCCAAAGGTTATGCAACCCATTGGGTGCCGGAGACGCAGACAACACCATCTTGAACTCCGACATAATTTTAGCCATCTTAACAAGCATCTTGAAACGCACAGTGGTATTGGATTTAAGCAGAGACCCCTCATCGAAGACCCAGAAGAACCTACGCAGGTCAACCTTGCCTTGAGTACAAGCAGTATAGAACCACTTGAGTGACGACCAAGGCATAGTGTAGAAGGATCGTTTTAGTTTCAGTCTAAGGTTTTTATCAGGCCCATGTAGGATTGTGGTAGATAAGCCTGGTGTCCACTTACGCATTTCATCAGGCCATGTAGTATAGCATCCCTTCTCAGGAGCCACTACTATACCAGTGATACCCACCTTAGCCATAGTGGTGAGGGCGATAGCTGTCTTGCCTACACCCATACCCGCCATGATGTAGGCGTTCCTTTTCTGTATAGCGAAGCTGATCGCTTCTAGTTGTTCGGGATGTAGTTCAGGCATAGTACTCCCTTATCGCCATAGTTAACATTTCGGCAGCACGTTGTACGAACTGTCGGTGTAGTTTTGGATCACGCATAATACTAAATGCTTCATCAGACATTTGATAGTAAAACTTCTCATCTCTTGTTTGACATTTGAATCGGATGAATCGATAAGGCACATCTGATTCGGTGAAAGCGAAATGCATCCAATCAAGCAAACTGTGATGAAACTGAGCTTGCATTTCTACGGGCATACGACCTATTATACTCATTCTAATTGGTCGATTATCAATAGCCCACCTGATAAAAGGAGATCGACTGTCGTGTTTGATGATCTCAAGATCCGCCAATAGGTGATGTCTACACATACCCCCTGCTAGTTCAGTTATTTCTTCGTACTTCTGTTTATAGTGGTCCCGCTCCCCGGCTACTTTCTTAAGTAGCCCGTGGTCTTGAGCCAGTCTTATCTGCCAATGAAGTCGAGTAGCGAAGACTTCATTCCGCTTATCTTTACGCATCTGACTTCTTGCCCAGTAATTCATTATATCTAGATCGGTTCTCATAGTTGCTCTCCTTTGTTAGTGTGTAACGTTACACGCTTTTAAATTTAGAACCCATGACACCCTTGTTCATGGGAGGCATGACCCATTTCTTGTACTGGTTCTGTTGTATTATTCCTTTGAACATTTCTCCTCTAGGTGATACCATAGTTCTCCGTCGTGTTCGTGAATTTGTATAGTCAGAGCATAGTCTTTCGAGAGAACGGACGAGAGCCGCCCTCTTAAAACTGTTAGCAGGATACCCACATCTTTCGACCGTATCCGACACTTGCCGGGTGGTAAGGAGACGGCCTGTCTTATCAGTCTGTACTGAAGAAACACCTTTGATAACGTCATTACTAATTTTGGTCGAGCCATAATCCCATATCTCCTCAAGGATCAGGTCAACACTGTTCTTCGACCTGATCGTAGCGTGTAATTCTGATTGTAGTTTAAGCTCGTACTCGGAGAGGAGCCAAGGCACCTCACCTTTCTTGAGCATACGTTCGATGTAGTGTTTAAGCTCGTTGATTATCTTGTGCCAACACAATGTGGACATACGATCTGTGTCTACAAACTTAACAGGTATGTGGAACAAACGCCTTGACCCTTCAGAGCCAAGCTTGAACTCTCTCATATTAGATGTGCCACCATATATGGCGATGGGCCTGATGGTTCTCTCAATAGTTTCATATTTATCAATGATAGTTTGTGGTAGGTTATCTATGATCTTTTTGAAGTTTGATTCTGTATCTGAGGTGAGGTACTGCTCGATCTCATCCCACACTATGAGGATAGAAGTGGATGCTATCTTACTTACATCCCGGACTTGGTTCTCAGTTGAGAATCCATGCGGGGTAAAGGCAACCATGCTCTTCATCCACTCTGGGAAGATGTACCTAAAGTGTGAGGTCTTACGAATCTGCTCTTTACCTGTTAGCAGGAGGATACAGTTGTTGGTGGTTTGTTGGTCATTGAAATACAGGTTACGAACAAACCCCATCAACCATATCTTGTAATATGTTTTGTATAGCTTGATTTCCTGCTCGGGTATGTCGGAGTTCAGGTCTATCTTGAGACACTCAAACGCTTCATCGAAACTAGAGTGTGTAACGTTACCATCTTGCGACTGGTACTCAGCAGGTAACTTCTCCCAAGGTGTGTCGAAATACATCTTGAGAAAGTTCAGGGTACGTCTTGCTCTGGCCAGTACGATCTTAACAAACCCTGAGATAATCCCATTGCTCACACCCACAAACCCCATAGCCTGCGTGAAGTAATGGAAGGTGGGAACAAGGGTGGTCTGATCGAAGGGGCCATAGTACTTACCAAACAACCGGGTGATGTTATAACTCATAAAGAATTTCTTGAGTATGTCCTCATCCCCTGCAATGAATAGCTTGCGATGGTTAGTCTCATCCCTGTAGATCTGAATATCATAGAAGTCAAGCAACGCTTTGAAGTTAGCGTACTCTGATATGATAGGCTTAGGTGGGATACCCTTAGATATTTCATCTTTGGTCTGCTTCTTAGGTACAGGCCAACGCAAGGTATTAGAGTACGCCATCTTAAAGATAGTCTTGTATGTGACTACATCCTTGACCTGAGTAGCGTCAAAGGATCTCCACCTCTTAGCTATATCCTCTTCACCTTTATAAGATTCAGTGTCCCTGCTTGACCACTCGACTGCTAGATCTAGACACTCAATCTTCTTGTTGGCAAGGGTAGCGTAGTGGTGTAGACCCATGAGCATCTTTAGCCAGAACTCATAGTGGGAGTACTTTCCCATGAAGGTTTTCTCATACGCCCTCATTACTCTGTAGTTCTGGTCATGTTTCAATGACAGCAAAGCACCTGCCATCTCAGTCATGGAGGGGATACGATCAAAGTTCCGTTCCTCTTTCTTCTCCTTCTCTTCTTCTACGTCCCTAATGGAAAAGATTTCTTTCAATTCTTCCAGTGTAGTATGCGCCACCTTATCAACAGCAAAGGGTGTAGCGTTACCAGTGATGGTCATCCAAGGCGCACCAAAGTTTATCTGTACTTCTCTCTTATCCTTACCATTTGAGTTGCGCAGATAGAAAGTGAGTCCGTCTACCACTTCCTTGTCTTCTGCCTTAGGTAACTGTAGGATGAACCGGATACCATGACCTGATGGGGAGACTTCAGAGTAAGTTTCTTTCTTCTGAAGTAGTTCGGCTATCTCAATAGGTAGCTCAGCGAAAGGATCTTGGGGGTTGTCAACATGATCTATGTCACCAAGTACATAGGGATCTTCTGCTGTAACATAGAAACCAGTGAGTAGATTCTCTCCTGCTTTCTGCCTAGCTTCTGACGCAGACAACGCACCATTAGGTTCATACTTATAGTGCGTTGGTCGCTTGAGTTCGGCAGGGCTAAAAGAATAACTCCACTGGTTTAGCCACAGCAACTCCTTTGGAATCTTCTCAAACATTTAATTCTCCTTGAAGGGGTGTAACGTTACCTACTTGGAATATCTCCAACGATCAAACCGAGGGTGTTGTAATGAGCCGTCAGCCGTGATAGCCTTGTAGACTATCCGAGCTGTCCGACCCTTAGCTTTCATGGGGTCAAGGAAATACTTTTCAAGTTGGGGCTTGCTGAATCCCCCTCCAACTTTGACAAACGGTTTGTTGGAACCGAGTTTGACGAGAACGCCACCAATCTGATTTAGGTTAGTTCTCTTCGGGGTGTGGTAGATTCCGAGGACTTTAAGATCCATTGACTTCTCATCAACTATCTTCATCCAATCGTATGAGTAGCCTACCTGATACAGATGATCTGCTGTCTTAACGACTGACCCTTCGAACCCCTGCTTAACAAAAGACTTATGTGTCTTCATTATAATCTGAGTACTAGATGCGAGAAAGTGAGGCACTCGTCTGATGTACGGTGTAGTCT